GATATGTCCGCTAACAGCCCAGTTGGCACGACTCTTGCTATCCTCGAGCGTACGCTTAAAGTTTCATCAGCTGTTCAAGCACGTATCTACTACGCAATGAAACAAGAGTTCAAACTACTTGCAGGCATTATCCGTGACTATACGCCAGAAGAGTATAGCTACGAGCCAGTAGAAGGTAACGCACGGGCTAAACAGTCTGACTACGACAATGTGGATGTAATCCCAGTAGCTGATCCTAACGCATCAACAATGGCTCAGAAAGTTGTGCAGTATCAAGCAGTTATGCAGATGGCACAACAAAACCCACAGATATACGACCTAGTCGAGTTAAACAAGCAGATGCTAGAAGTCTTAAGTATTAAGAACATTGGTAAGTTAATTCCTGCGTCTGAGGACGAGAAACCGAAAGACCCAGTAACCGAGAATATGAACGTCATCAACGGTAAACCAGTCAAAGCGTTCCTATATCAAGACCATCAAGCGCACATCCAGGTGCATATGGCTGCTATGCAGGACCCAAAAATACAACAAATGATTGGTCAAAACCCACAAGCACAGGCTATTCAGGCCGCAGCTATGGCTCACATCAACGAGCATATTGCGTTTGAATACCGTCGTCAGATAGAAGAACAGCTTGGTGTAACCCTGCCAGACCCAGAGCAACAACTTCCAGAAGAAGCCGAAGCTCAACTAGCTCCACTAATTGCACAGGCAGCACAGCAGCTATTGACCAAAAATCAAGGGGAAGTGCAGCAGCAACAAGCGCAACAACAGCAGCAAGACCCGTTAATTCAAATGCAACAGCAAGAGCTACAAATTAAACAGCAAGAAGCTCAAGCTAAAGCGCAAAAAATGATGGCCGATGCACAAATCGATCAGGCAAGACTAGAGATTGAGAAAATGCGTATTGAGTCTCAAGAACGTATTGCTGGGGCTCAACTAGGGGTTAAAGCAGTAACAGAGAACAAAGACTTAGAAGTTAAGCAAATGATAGAAGGAACTAAGTTAGGGATGAAGGCTACGTCTGACACGCAGAATCGCAAAGTACAGGCTGAACAAATTGCTGCACAGCGTGAACAAGCTAACAAGCAACATAATCTAAGCATTAATCAACTAATGAGACAAAGTGCAAAAAAATCTAAAGAGGAATAACAATGAATGAATCGCTAGAGTATTTGATGTCACAAATCGAAGAACGGCGCAAAGCAATTATCGAATCCCTTGGCGATGGTGCCGCTAAGGATTTTGGTGCCTATCAACAATCTGTCGGTATGGTTCGAGGTCTACTTACCGCGCAGTCTTTAATCGCAGACCTCGCAAAAAAACTGGAGAATTACGATGAGTAAACTAGACCTGAGTCAAGCAATTGACTTAACAGGTATTGCGGCGGAAGCACCTACGCCAGAACCAAAGGCATCACAACTGCCTGAACCAAAAGGCTATCGAATCTTATGTGCTGTACCCGATGCAGATGATAAATACGAAAGTGGTATTGTCAAAGCGTCTGATACTAAACGTATTGAGGAAAATGGCACCGTAGTATTGTTCGTTCTTAAAATGGGCGACCTATGCTACAAAGAAGAAGCGAAGTTCCCTACAGGCGCGTGGTGTAAAGAAGGCGACTTTGTCCTTACCCGTGCATATGCAGGTACCCGCTTTAAAATTCACGGAAGAGAATTCCGCATAATCAACGATGATACTGTCGAGGGTGTAGTAGAAGACCCACGCGGTTATACTCGCGCTTAGGAGATAGATATGGCTGCACAACCAGAGTTTGATGAAGAGTTTGAATTTCCAGACGAGAAAGAAGTTTCTACCGTCGACACTAAAGAAGAAGTACGTATTACATTAGATGACGATAATACAGAAGTAGAAATTGATGTTATCGACGATACCCCACCACAAGACCGCGACCGTAAGCCGTTGCCTAAAGAAATAGTCGAAGAGATAGAAAAAGATGATTTATCCGACTATTCAGACCGTGTAAAAGAACGGATGGCGCAATTACGTAAGGTATACCACGACGAACGCCGTGATAAAGAAGCCGCTGCTCGTGAACGCGAAGAGGCTATTCGCTATGCCCAAGCAGTACAAGAAGAGAACAAACGATTAAAATCGAATCTAACTTCTGGCGAACAAACCTATATTGAGATTGCTAAGAAAGCCGCTGAGCAAGAAATGAATATGGCTAAACGAGATTATCGTGAAGCGTATGACAGAGGCGAAACGGATAACATTATTGATGCGCAACAACGCATGAATGAGGCCCAATATAAACTAACACAAATGCAAAATTATCGTCCGCAATACGATAGTGCTTTACAAGCGGAAGAAAATAATGTATATATACAACCTGAACGACCCCAAGTAGCCAAACCCGACCGAAAAGCTCTTGCCTGGCAAGATAAAAACAGTTGGTTTGGTCAAGATGAAGAAATGACTAGCCTCGCTTTGGGGTTGCATGAGAAGTTAGTCAGAGCAGGTACTAACCCTACCTCAGAAGAGTATTACAATACCATCGATAAAACGATGCGCAAACGATTCCCAGAATATTTCGGGGATGATTCGCTGGACGTGGAAACACCCGCCCAACGCAAAAAACCGTCAACCGTTGTAGCTTCGGCCACGCGTAGTACCGCGCCTAAAAAAGTACACCTGACTAAAACTCAATTAGCCCTGGCTAAAAAGTTTAATCTAACACCCGAACAATATGCACGTGAGACACTTAAATTGGAGAACAGATAATGACTGATACTAGACAAAACCGTGAGTTAGAAACCCGCGAAACCTTTCAACGTCAGGCGCAATGGGCACCAGCTGCTTTATTGCCTGAAATAAACAAGGAGCCTGGATGGGCATATCGCTGGATTCGTACAAGTATGGCTGGTCAAGCTGATGCCACTAATGTTTCTTCAAAAATGCGAGAAGGTTGGGAACCCGTCAAATTGTCGGAGCATCCTGAACTAAGGCTATTCACAGACAAAAACAGCCGAATTCCAGATTCAGTGGAAGTAGGTGGTCTGATGCTATGTAAGACACCAGAAGAGTTTGTTAGCCAACGTTCTGCTTATTTCAATAATCAGACGCAGTCCCAGACTGAAGCAGTGGATAACAGCTTTATGAAAGAGAATGATGCACGTATGCCCTTATTTAAGGAAAAGCGTACCACTACCTCATTCGGTAAAGGTAAATAATTTAAGGAGATTTAAATGGCTACTACAGCAGCCCCATACGGTCTTCGTCCTATCAACCTAATTGGTGGTCAGCAATTTGCTGGCTCAACACGTCAAATCAAGATTGCTAGCGGTTATGCTGCTAACATTTTCTTTGGTGACGTTGTTGCAATTGGCGTAAATGGCACGATCGTTAAAGTAACAAACGTAGGTACAAACGCGGATCCATTCCCAGCTGGTACAGTTGGTGTGTTCTTAGGTTGTTCATACACAAGCCCAACTTTAGGCTATTTCTTACAATCACAATACTGGCCTACTGGCACTGTATCATCTGATGCTATGGCATATGTATGTGATGACCCAGACACACTATTCCAAATACAAGGTAACGCTTCAGTAACACAAACAATGTTAGGTTCTAACTTTGGCGTGGTACAAAATGCTGGTTCAACTGTATCTGGTGACGGTGCTATTGCATTAGACGTGTCTACCCGTGCTACAACAAACACTATCGCATTGCGTTTAGTTGATTTTGTAAACGGTCCATTCTCTACTGTAGGTGATGCGTTCACAGACTGCATCGTTAAATTTAACTTTGGTATCCATACGTATTACAATGGTACCGGTGTAGCTGACTAAGGAGAAATATAAATGGCTATTTCACGCGCACAGCTCCTTAAAGAGCTACTACCAGGTCTGAACGCTTTGTTCGGTTTGGAATACAAACGTTATGGTGAAGAACATCAAGAGATTTACGAAACTGAATCTTCTGAGCGTTCCTTCGAAGAAGAAACAAAATTGTCTGGCTTCTCAGCAGCTCCTGTTAAAAACGAAGGCAACGCCATCGCTTACGACAATGCTCAAGAAGCTTGGACAGCTCGCTACACACACGAAACTATCGCTTTAGGCTTCAGCTTGACTGAAGAAGCAGTAGAAGATAACTTGTATGACACATTATCTGCTCGCTACACTAAAGCATTAGCTCGTGGTATGGCTTACACAAAACAAGTTAAAGCAGCTAACGTATTGAACAACGGTTTCAACTCCAACGGTTCATACAACGGTGGTGATGGTGTGCCATTGTTCTCAGCTTCTCACCCACTTGTTACTGGCGGTACAAACAGCAACATTCCATCAACTCCAGCAGACTTGAACGAAACTTCATTGGAAAATGCAGTTATTCAAATCGCCGCT